CCTGATTCGTCTGCCCCTTTAGCCTTCATCATCATATTGAGGAATTGGCCTTTTGGTAGAGACTTAACTTCAGCTGGAATGTTATCTTTCATCTGCTTTAATGAAGCAAATACTTCTTCGGGACGACCTTTGTATCCTTGTGCTTGTAGCCCTAGATACGCTCTTTGGTCTTCTCTGTAACCAATCGGTCTTCTTTTAAAATAACTAACCCACTGTAAGAGTTCGTCATATGGCATTTCTTCCCGCAGTTTATATACAGGCATCTTTAACTCATATGCAATCTCAAATATAGTCTCTTCAGAACCGGTTAGTTTCCCTCAAGTCCTCCACCAAGGCCAGATGTGTTCATGACCGCTGTGGATAATTTGTTTAGTTCTTCGATAGGAAATGTATCGAAGTCTTCGTCTGATAATTCATCAGCACCTAATACTGCTACTTTAATTATATCACGAAGGAGTCCAATCTGTTTTGCGGCATCTTCACTATCACCTACAGCGGCAATAACCTTTTGTAGTTCTAGTATTTCGCCAACAGTTAATTTCTTCACTTCTACTTCGTCGCCCATGAATGGGACTTTTGATGTTATCTTTTTACCAACGAGATGTTTCATTGTTTTGTTCCTATGATTAATTTAATTTATCTTTTTCTGAAAATAGTTCTGGATTGTTTGCTTGAAAGTCGTCTAACATCTTTCGTACTGTATGTAGAACACTTAATGTCTCCATAATCTCACGACCTGTTGTTGACTCGTTATCAAAGTCTTTAAATCTTTCAAATGATTTTCTAATACTTATATCTACACTTCTGCGCATGTGGCGAAAAGTTGTCCTCATGACAAAAGCTTTACTGAATGGTTTGTCCATTATTAACTCTCTTGTTTGTGAGGCTCCTCCGAAGAGGAACCCCGTTATTCTATTAAGCCGCTGGTAATGTAGCTGGGCCAAAGAAATCTGATTGTGCTGACAAAGTAACAGTTGCAGTTGTTGCGTCTGTTAATGCAGGGTTAACCAAGATTGCTTCGATTTTACCTAAGAAGTAAAACTCTGTGTTGTCTTTAGCCAAAGTCGCTGAAGCGCCTTCGTTTTCAGAACAAGAAGAACCTGTCATCATGAAACGGAATACAGCGTTAGTTCCGATTAGAGCATGAATTGGTGCCATGTCTTCTGCAACGTAGTTTACTGTGATTTCTAAAGTAGGAGAGTCAGCTTGACCCTGTACTTGTGATGATGTTACTTGACCATAAACAGGAACGTTTACGATGTTAGCTGGTGTACCGATTGATGGGAATTCACGTACTGAAGGCATACGGACGTGGTCTGCGTCTGCAGTTCCGTCCACTGTTCCTACGAATAGTGCCGCCATTTCAGCGGTTGTGTCTGTCCCGGATGGGATTGTGCCTTTAAACATGTCGAGGTATGTAAAGATACCCGCACCTAGGCTTGAAATATGTGCCATTTGTTATTCTCCGTAATGTGTAAATGGAATGATGTAAGATGCACTATAAAGTGCCTTGTTCGAAGGGTCTAACCCCTCCACTGTTAAATATGATGTTCCTAGCTTTGTACCGTTAGATAGTGTTTTATTGTCTAAGACGGTGTCAAGTAAGTTGGCTATTGCCATTAGTCTTCCCTGACCGTCACCGGCTTTGACGAATATTTTTACAGCTACGAGACCACCGGTCTCCTTCTTTACTCCAAACGCATAGTTATTACTAGAGGATGGTAATACGTTCATCAAGACATATTCGCTATTAGAGTCCTTATTACCTAAGTAATTCATAGGATATGTTCTAATGTTGTTTGCTGTCCACGATGCAGACCCAAACACTTCTTCAATGTCTCTTAAAATTAAATCATACATTATAATTTCTCCCTAGTCATTGACAATGTTATTACAAAGCCATCATCTTGAAAGTCAGTTATATTGTAGATTGTACTACCTACAGTAAGAGTATCGTATCCGTCAACATTAACGTTAGACTTTAACATACCTTTCGATTGAAAAGCACCGTCAGAAGTCTTGTCTGTTGATTCTATGAATACTGTTACTGTTTTACTAGTTGTAGTAGTTACTGTTGTACCTGTGGCAAAATCATAACTACTTGCGTTTTTGTTAGATAAAGTACCAGAGACCGCTAAGTCTCCGATAGCCGCAAAAGCCTTATCTACTGCGGCATTAACTTTAGCCTTGAGTGACATTAGTTAGCCCTCCACCAACCGGCTCCCTGACCTACTGAGCCTTTAACGAGTAAAGGTCTTATAGATTTGGTTGCTTGTGTTGACTTAATTGGAGTGCGTGTAACATCACCGTTGCTATCTGATATTGAGATAGACCCCACAGAGATACTCTCAAAAGTTTGAGTAGTACCCTGTAGTAAATCTTCATTATCAACTAAGTGTAATGCTTGTTCGTAGACAGCTACTTTAACACGACTTGGAACCTCGTCGTTAGCTATAGTAACAGTCAACCCTAAACGAGCATCGTTATACATAGCGTTCTTACGAGGCCAAGCCAAAGCTTGTGAGGAACTAACAGCAGAACCAATCCAAGAATTGTCATCTATCAACAGTGTTGCAGTAACAAGAGCTTGTTCCTTGATTTCATCGTCAGTGTCAAACCATGTGGCACTGTCAATACGTGTCTCAAGGTAGTCATCAGCGTCTGCGATTTCTACATAGCTATTCGTATTAAGAACTAGAGCCATTAGTTCCTCCTTTTATTTATGCGTGGAATATTGGTAAGATGCCTAAGTTCAAGCTTGCCATTTTACGTGTGTAAGAAGCCGCTGCACCTAAGTCTGCGTTAGAAGCGAATGCACCAGTTGCACCAGCCCAGTCGTAACCCATTGGGTGGTTGATGTAACCCCAACGATACCAAACGTTAGTTGAACCACCACCTAAGTAAGAAGCCGCTGCACGGTCTACTTCTACAGGAGTTGGCAT